GATTCAACGCATGGTCTGAATCCAGACTCGACTAACCAACGCGGGGGCTTCGGCCCCCATCCCCTCACAACAAAAGGCAAGCAAATGATCTTAACTGACACTAACGGAAAACGCTGGAAGCTCCACACTCGGCTGAGCGGCGAAAGGTATCAGATATATCCGAACCACTCACAATTGAATCTCAGCAAAGAGGGCGGCGACCGTCCGACTACTGGTCTAACAATACCCGACCACATTGCCGATGAATGGATAGCGGGCAGAGTGAGAGTCAAGGTCGATTGATTGGTGGGGGCTTCGGCCCCCATCCCCTCACAACAAAAGGAAATCGAATGAACTGGCATGAAAAAGCAGAGCGTCAACACTTTGCCGTTCTTAAAAATGGGCGGTTGTTTAGTTTAGGTGAACATGATGATTCAGCAGCGGCGGAAGCGGCAGCGAATCGCAGAGGCTTAGAGTGGGTGGTTGTTATTGATGGGTCAAGAGCACTTAACTGGCGCGCAAAAATCGGCTGGGTAACAGGTATTGGGGGCGACTAGCCCCCATTTTTTAATCGGATCCGATTGGCCTGGCACCGACCTGGCCGGATCAAGCAGGCCGCGGGCGCCCAAGGCCGCAAGCAAATATATATAGATGGCCAAAGGCCGCAAGCTTGGCGGGCCGCAAGGCGCCAAAAAAAATGTGCAAATGCCTAGCAAAATTTGTTAAAATCTAGCGACCGGCGAAGCAAAAGCCGGCAACAAAAGGACACAAAAGGATGAAAGTATCAGAAGCACGCGCCGCCGTGGGCGGACTATCACAAACTAGCAAGATGCCTTGCAAGTCTTGGGGTATCAGTGCCAAGGCATGCAAGACCGGCAGCAAGCTTGCCAAAGTAGAAGGCACGGTGTGCCATGGGTGCTACGCGCTCAAGGGTGCATATGTTTGGCCGGTGGTGGAAAAAGCGCACGCCAAACGGCTGGACGCAATCTTCACCGCTGGCTGGGTCGATGCCATGGTCACAGCGATTAATGGCGACGAGTATTTCCGCTGGTTTGACAGCGGCGATATTCAAAGCGACGAACACCTAGCCAATATTGTGCGCGTAGCAATCGCGACACCAAGCACCAAGCACTGGCTACCTACAAAAGAATATCTGATGGTTGCGCGATTCATGCGCAAGCACGGAAGATTCCCAAAGAATTTGATCGTGCGCGTATCGTCGCCCAATATTGACCAAACACCGATAAAGCACTACCAGCACACAAGCACTGTCCACACTGGCAAGCCATTCGGGCGCGAGTGCATCGCGTACAAACAAGACAACGAGTGCAAAGATTGTCGCGCATGCTGGAATCCACGCATCAAAAACATTAGCTACAAGTACCACTAAGGAGACAAAGACAATGGCTATTACTTGGAAAAACTACATAAACGCAGAAGCAATTTTTACTTTCGCAAACCATGAGCAAGAAATGGGTGAGCAAATGTTTATGCTTGACGTGACCGAGTCGGAAGACCGAGTCATTTACAACATCATTAAATCAATGTTTGACACAGACAACGAAGACGAACGCGAACTGATGAGCGATATCATCAAAGTATCATTCTGCTTTTCTGATGCTCCCTCATACCCACAAAAGAAATTGACGAAGAAGGAGGAAGAGCAACTGTGGAAGCTTCCTGTAATGAAAGCCTTTCTTGCCCGCAACGGTAAGTACTACTTCGACGAGGAGCAACGCGACGAGGTAGAGTCATCCATCAAGGAGTTGCTGGACTGCTGGAGAGAAGAGATATGCTAAAGACTTACATAGTCACGGTGGACATCAAGGAGAGCCACACATACGAAGTCAAAGCCAGCAGCAAAAGCGAAGCATACGAAAAAATCGCTTGGGCAGAATTGTACGAACCAAGCGAACCAGTGAGCTCTGATACCGGCGAGCCGCTGCCTGGCGTCGAGTACGGCGATTGCGAAGTCTACGAAAAATCAGTCTCGGACTACATTCAAGAAGTGGAGGCGGGGGAGTAGTCCCCCGGTCCTCCGGGCCCGCCGCCGTGATCCGCGGATCGGCTCAGGCCGCAAGCCGCAAGCATATATATTCGATCAAGGCCGCAAGCCCGCAAGCATGCGTAAAAAATCTTAGAAGGCCGCAAGCTCTCAGGCGCAAGCACGGCCCCGTACAAGGCCGCAAGGCCGCAAGCCTGCTTCAACCCCTAGGCGGGCGGGAAAACGCCTCAAATCAAACGCTAGACCCCTTGTGGGAGGGGGCGGGAGCGACTCCACCCCCACAAATCCCCACAATTTGGATACTTTTTGTCGGCACTCATAATTTTCTATTGACATAGAACACCAAAGCATTAATATCGAACGCGCATAGCAAACAAAAGGAGTAAGCAAATGCAACTTAAAGAATGGCCAGCACCCTCAGAAAACTCACTGACTCAAGCGGTGAGAGAAATGATTACCCACGAGATCGACATCATTCACGAGAGTGATTGGTGGAAAGAGATGATTGATGAAGCCGTAGATCGCAGGCTCGCTGAACGCGAACAGGAGGCTAAGTAATCATGGCACCACGCAACAAGAAACCATTCCAGCCCAAAGATCTTGACCCCACGCTTGCGGCGATGGAGCCGCGCTCTGCAATGGAACTCAAGAACCTTAGCCTCAACACAAGCATCTCTGAGGAGACACACTGCTTCAGAGCATCTGTCTACATCAACGGCAAGCGCATGTTCACTGCCTCTAACGGTGGCAAAGGTGGCCCAAACTTTTACTCGCCATCTGATTTCGGTAAAGGCAAAGAAGCGTTTGAAGAAGCCATGGCAATCGCCCGTGAAGAAGCCAAGCAATATACGCTCAAGAAGATTGAGCTAGGCGAGGACCTGCAGTGGGCGATAGATGCATTCGGTGATGGCAAGAGTGACGAACTAATCGATTGGCTGATCACGGATCTGATCAACGAACAACTGACGCTCAAAGAAATGCGCAAGACGTTGAAGAAAAAGATCACTATCTACGACCCAAAGAAAAAACAAATGTTTAGCCTTGGAAAAGACAACCCCACCAATGGAAACATAGATAAGTACAAAGATCACTTCGCCACAAAAAGCGACGAAAAGAATGCCAAAGACTGGGTATGGCTCAACACGATCCCAGAGGCGGAAGCCTACAAGTATTGGAGGACTGCATCATGAGTTCAATCGACGGCAAGATTTCCTGTGACCGCTGTGGTGAGTACAACCATGAGCGAAGCATGGTGTTTCACGGCACCACCGCGATGTGCATTGGATGCGATGATGAGGTCGAAGAGTTGGAAGAGATGTGTTGGTTTGGTGGTTTGTGCATTGGCGATGATGAGATCGAAGAGTTGGATTCATCCGAAGACATCTTCTTCCCCTGCGACGAGTGCGGCACGATGACTGCTGAACACATGCTTGCAAAAGTTCCAACCAACGCAGGCACGCTCAACTGCTGCCCGATGTGCTACAGCGAATGCTACGAAGACCCTCGTGGTGTTTCGACTGAGTACACCATCAACTACCTTGAAGTAATCAAGCACGAAGTGAGGGTCACGGCCATGAGCCGTGCCCAAGCGGAGCGCATCACATTGTCTGGGAACAAGGCGTTTGCCTTGCGTAAAACCCGACTGCCTCAGACTATTGGCAAATCAATAGTTAAGGAAACTTAAGATGTTAAATCTTAGAATTCGTTTTGTGGACAGCAGGGAAGATTTAATTGTTCCGTGCCCAATTAATTACATGATCAGCGGCAACTACTGGGTTTTGTTTAAGTATCTATCTGAGTTGTTACGCACCAGATGCATCCATGAGGATGAGGTTCTAGAAGTGAATACGACTGAGCTTCCGCTCACTGAGGTCGCATAGCCATGGACGATCTTATCTCATCAACAGACCCCTACGAAAAAGAAACCCGTGGTGGCATGAGAGACAACTCATCCACCATGCATCAATACAAAGTTGAGCGTGAGTTCACATGCTTGTGGTGTGATGTGAAGTTCAAAAGCACGCAGGCATCAGCCAAGTACTGCTGTCAGGCGCATAGAAGCAAAGCCTTTCGAGCAGTGAGGAGAATTGATAAGCCAAAGCGGATCACCCAGTTGAGGCGTAGAGGCAAGGGTTTTAGGCCACCGATTGCGTTGGTTCGTTACCATGCGTCCTCTTCACCACCATCGGATGGCTCTTCGTCCGATTCGTAATCATCCTCTTCACCTAAATCATCCTCACTTGAATCTTCATCCTCACCATCAAGGAGCCCCGCTGCGGGCTCCTCATCTTCCGTCACATAATCCTCCTGCTCCTCAAACTCCGCCTCCTCAACATCCATCACGCTGTCATCTACCACTGCAGCGCGCAAGCCAGGGATCAACTGGTTCTTATCGAGCAGAGCATTCAGCCTGGCCTCAACTTCTGATCGATCCATCTGATCGATTCGCCCGTGCTTGATCTCTTTCTTCTCAACCATCAAGCCCGCAAGTTTTGCTCTGCCCAACTCTGCTGTGACGGCTGCACCATACGAGCCATCCTCAACTGCACGGTCTCTGATCATCTGCAAGTCACGCGCAACCTTCTCAAACGTGATCTCATACTTCTTCTGCTGCGCCTCTTGGAGCTCACGAATCTTCATCTGCAAGTTCATGTATCTGGGATCATGCAAAAGCACATACGCAATTTGCCGTGGGTTTGAGTAGCCTGCTCGATGCGCAGCTTCGGTGTTAGTCAGATCGTGATACACATAGTGCTGAATAAACGCCTGCTGCTTCTTTGTGAACGGCTTTTCTTTGTGCCTCTCAGGCAGACTTCGCTTTGGGTTATTCAACATATCCACCGCTTGATTCTTGGCCATACAAAATCCCTTCTATGCGCCCTTGTTTCTCATCCTACAAAAAATTTTTTTTCTTTTCTTCCTCTCTCTCTAAAGGGGGAGAAAGGGGGTGTCCCGTAGGGGAGATATTTCATATATCTCTCCCCCTCTTTAGAGGTGCCCCTATGCCCCTATGCCCCTACCCTTATAAATCAATGACTTAGACACCCGTAGGGGCAAGGGGCACGCAGGGGCACGTTGCCCCTATGCCCCTACTTGCCCCTACTATATAAATCAACAACTTACAGACTTATCCACAGGGGTAGGGGCAAAATGAAAAACACCCTTTGCCCCTACGCTTTTTGGGTAAACCGGCTGTTCCGCGAACCTCGAAACTACTTTAACTTTCACTTGTAAGTTCATTCCTATGACTCTCAACCGACTCTTTTTCTCGCTCATGACTCGCCCTATAATCTGTAATCAACAAGGCGTCCCGGCCACACTTTCTGCACCCTTTTCTGGGGTACTCAGCTAGGTAGTATTGTGCCCCGCAGACAAGGCATTCGATGTGCCATTCATATACATGCAATCCGTTTGTTTCTTTATCTTTCATCACGCTATTCGATGCTTTACTTTATCAATTCTGTGCCGTATCTTCCGCCTAACACGATGTCTCCTTAACAGAGTGTTAGCCCCGCTTGGCGTCTTTATCCTTTTGTTCGTCTTGCGGGGCTTTTTTATGCCTGCTCGTCACACCCCGCACATCCCGTCGCACTCGTCACCAAAGTCCATCACGATCTGATCCGCTGCTGGGTCAGCCAAGTCTGCTTGATCTAGGGGCACAAGTGATCGGTGTATGTAGATCTTGCTTGTTGTGCCACGAAAGTCATCGCGTATGTGTTTGTCCACAGCCACCGCCTGCTCCCATGATTTCGGGTCATTGGCCTTCATCTCACGCCATGTTGCGTTGTCATGATAGGGACAGAAAGTGCATGCGCTTTTGCGCGGCAGTTCATTGTAGCCATTGTCACGCATCCAGCGCAGGCAGTGCCACCGTGACATGTGTTTCTCAATCAAGGGCCATCGGTTGTTGCACCACTTCTCTGGCGCGTCTTTCATACGCTGTATCTCGTCAGTGCTGATACCTATCCACTGTTCAACTGTGTCTGCCGGGATACGTTGACGAGTTTTGTAGCCCGCCAGTTCGCGTAGTTTGCGTTGGATCGGCGTGATCTTGTAGTCGCGGGTACACTGACGCATGAGTATGCCCTCACCCACCCCGCTTGGTGATGCAGTGAAGAACGGCGGTGATGCGCTACGATCCTCTGGGTTCATGATGTCATCGAGCAGACTGCCTCGTGTGACACGCAGAACGGGGAACGGCAGCTGACTTTCTAGCCAGTCGAGCCACTCGTAGATGTGATCAGGCTCTGCTTGTGTGTCTGCAAAGATCGCGTAATCAGGCATGGGCGTGATCTCACCTTTCGCTGCCATTAATGCCATCACGCTTGACTGTACACCTGCGCCTAGGCTAATTACTGTTAGCTTTTGCATACCCGTGCCTTCTCCAGTAAACACCAGTCGCGCTGTCGTTTGCTTTCTCTATCTCATCCTGATGATCGGCCCAGAAGATATCATCGCTCACTAAGAAGTCGCCTCTCACTTGAGCCACTTCAAATCGAAGCCTTGGGTATCTTTCTTCCATGTGTTCTTTGACCTGCATGGCAGAATCTTTTTCTGTGTACCGGCCATCCATAAATGGTGTGCCGATAAATAGAACAACCCACCCGACTTGAAGCGTTGAGTTTTTTTGTGTGTTTACTTCATTCATAATTATTCCTCCCAAGGCTTTGTCATTTCATTTGATTCCAGATAGTGCCACACGGCTGCGCCAGGGACGGCATGTGTCTTGACCACTGCGCCCTTATACTTCTGCACATAGGACACAGCTTTTCTTGCAGATTTTTCTCCACTAGCCAATCCAGCCTTGCTTAATGCCTCTTTCGCTAGGATCTCAAGTTCTTTGCGCTTGTAAAATGTTGTACTACTCATCGCATCAACTATGATGCTTGCTATCTTAACCTCATCCTCCTCACTGAGTTGAGGCTTGACGTTGCGCGGCGTGAAGTCGTTGACCTTCCATAGGCCGTCATCGAAGTCGAAACTTGCTAAGTGTTCCTTAGGCTCTCGGGCGTTACGCGCCTCGTAGAAGACAGACACATCGGGCTTCTCGCCGCTGAGCTTCACGCCACTATCGAACCAACCGGCGAACACACTGCCTCCTCGTGCCGACATGAATGACTTATCATCTGCCCGTTCTTTGCCTGTATGGTGAGCGATGATTACGCTGATACCATGCATCTCAATGAGCATATCAACACGATCAAGGAGTTTGCGTATCTCTGTGTTGGAGTTCTCCTCGCCATCAAAGAAGTTGATGATCGGGTCTATCAGCACGATGTCGGGTTTGTGGAACGCTATCTCATCTGAGAACGCCTGTATGTCTTGGTCTTTCATGAGGTTCTTGCGCAGCCTGCCACTGATGATCAAGTTGTTGTGCCCCATCGATATCAGATCTTGGTCAAGCTCAAAGCGCCTGAAGTAAGTATCGATCCTACGCTTCAAGAACTCTGCGATGATCTCTGCTTGGAACCACATCACCTTCAATGGTTTGCTGAACTCTTCGCCCATGAAGTCTGTGCCAGTGGTCGCCCCTGCTGCAAAGGCGCCTAGCCAGTTGGACTTACCTATCTTGGGCTTACCTAGCAGCAGCACCCGACTCTTCTGAAAGATGAATGCATCGCCCCAAAACTGTTCGATGCCATCGTCGGTCATGTCAGACCATGTGTCTGCACTGAACGGTTGCAGTCCTAGCGGCCCTGACTGTGCCTCTTCATCTCCATCGCGCTTGAGTTCATCGAGCGGGTCTTCTTGTGACTGTATCTCTTTGAGATCTTCGTTGATCTCTGTCTGCCACTTCGATGTCTGCCATGCCATGATGCCTGCATCGACATCATCAGGGTGTCGTTTGATGTGACCGTTGACGATGCTAATGGTGGTGCGGGTTACCTCTATCAAGTCCATCGGCGGCACACAGGATTGATTCCAGTCTTGCGCTTTGATCAGCACCTCGCGCATACCCCAGCCTTCTTTGACCCACTTGCCGACCAAGCGCGCTAGTGTGTCGTTGCGACTGCCTTGTTCTTTGGGTTCTTCTGTCAGCTTCTCGCGTATACTCTCGACTTTGTTGCCGGTGTTGAACACATGGACCTGTTGGATATCCGCTTCACCGAGCAATGGCAGGTCATCGATTGAAGACACACCGTATGCTTGATCACACTTCATGTGATAGCCGACACTTGGTGCAACCATGATGTATCCGCCATCGCCACGGACATCTAGTTTGTTTTGGCCGACGCTGTTGCGGATCAGCGCGTTGGCACCACCGATAGAATAGAAGTAGTGCTTCCCGCCTTTGGGCGAGGTTTGTGTTAGTGGTGTTCGCGTGATGCCGCCTGCATCGATCCAGTTTACGGCATCGTCTGAGTCTGCATCGACCACGGCGAATGATATGCCGGTGATAGCTGCCCAGTTTGCGCCGGGGTATTGGGCATGCCACTGGGTGATCTCATCCTGTGAAGGCTGGATCTTTTGGTAGTGCTGCCATTTGACTCGTGGTGTTTTGGCCCACTTGGCCTTGAGATCTTCCTCGGTATCAAACGGGTGACGTTGTCTGAAGTATTGCGGCACCACCTCGCTGGGTGAACCGCATGGGATGATGTGCATCCCGTGTTCCCACATCGTGTGCAAGAGTTCTTCTTTGGCTTCGGGTGACATGGGCCCGTCTGAGTCGGAGGATAAGAACGGCATCATTACTGGACCCGTTGTATCCAGTAGAGGCCTTCTTTGATGCGCCTTGATTTGATCTTCATGCCTAACTTATAGGCTGATGTCCTGATCGACCTGACTTCTTCCTCGCTTTTTACTGTGGTTGTGTCGTTTATCTCCATCTTTGCCAAAAGCTTTTGCCATTTGCCTGACCCTTTTGTAGGGTGTGGTGGCACAGGAGCATTCTTTTCAATCACATATTCCATTACTTCTCCTTATGAAGCCCGCCTTCTGGCACACGGACGGGAACGTGCGTTTCAGGGCTGGAGAACCCTTGCCAGGCCTGATACTAACCCCCTCAAAAATTTAATACAATTTTTTTTACAAAAGGTATTGCACTTTTCTTTTGCCTAGGTCATTCTCGGTTTCGTAGAGAGATGAGTTGAGTGAGAAAAGGAAAAGGATATGCAAAATGCTAAGTGTTTGGCGCACCAGATTATTGGAGCGAAAGAAAAGAAAGCAGAGCTTGATAGGCTGATCAAAAAGCTTGAACGCGACCTGCTCGATACCCAGTTAGTCAGTGCTCTATTGACTACAATCAATAACGAAGGCGGCGAGAGAACGGACGGTGCTTACACCGTAGAGATTCCCCGCACTCATGTGTGGGATCAATCCATGGTTGATGAAATCCTTGAGGCTACGCCCCCAAGCGATTGGCCCTCCTTTGTTACCCAGCAGACCACCTACAAAATCGATATGCGTAAGTTCAAGGACTTTGCGGTCAACCATCCTAGTGAGGCTGGCCCATGGCATGACGCGCATTCGATTAAGCTAGGTGATTCTAAAATCAAAAAAATCGACGCTGATAAACTAGAGGAGGACTAATGTCTTTACTTCAGCAAATCACGAGCACCCGTCCTTCGGGTGGCCCGATACCTCCAGTGCGGATGAACATCCAAGGCACTGACGGCATCGGCAAAAGCACCTTCGGTGCAGGGGCAATAGACCCTATCTTCATACAGGCAGAAGACGGTTTGTCTTTTATTGATGTGCCACGCTTCCCCCAGGCAAACACTTGGGGCGAGTTGCTACAGCAGATCAAGGCTCTGGTGGATGAGGAGCAGTCGTATAAGACTGTTGTGCTCGATACCACAGACGCTGCAGCTAAGCTTGGCGAAGAGTATGTCTGTGAGAAGAACGGCTGGTCATCAGCAGCTGATCCCAAAGCAGGCTACGGTGCGTTCTACGTTGCCGAAGAAAATGCTTGGGTGCACCTGTTGTCTGGGCTCAATGTTCTGCACACACAGAAGGGCATGAACGTCATTCTGCTCAGCCACGTTGCTTCCAAGGCATACAAAGATCCTGAACTGGAGCCGTATGACCGCTGGGAGATGCGCTGCAACAAGAAAGTCAACTCACTTATCAAAGACTGGGTGGACTTCAACTTGTTTGCGAACTACGAAACGCAGTTGATCAAGGATGGTCAGAAGGCCAGAGGTGTCAGCTACGGCAACCGTGGTTTGTTCACGCAGTTCGCTGCAGCTTATGACGCCAAGTCTCGTTTGGCTTTGCCAAGCAAGCTTGAATTTTCATGGAACGCTTTCATGGAAGCCTACACCGCAGCACTCGCTGCAACCACTAACACTGAAGCAGCTTGAGGAGTAATTAATTATGTCTTTAGACAGTCTTAACATCAATCTTGATGATGTGCAGGAAACTTCGGGGGGTTCTACACCGTTCCCACCGGGTGAGTACACGCTCTCTGCAGCGTTGTACGAGCACAAGGTATCGGCGGCGGGTAACAACATGTTGGAGTTTGAATTCAACGTGGTAGGCCCAACTCACGCAGGCCGTAAGGTCTGGGATCGGTTTGTACTCAACAACCAAGTGGCCATGGGGCGCCTGAAGTCTTGGATGAGTGCAACAGGTGGTAACCCATCTGGGAACCTTAGTGATGACATGGTGCGTAGCTGCATGGGCAAGCCCTTCTCAGCGAACATCGTGATCGAAGAAGGTGACGCTAGACCCGGCGGTGGGAAGTATGCAGACAAGAACAAGATCTCTTCGTTCAAGTCTGGTGCTGGCCCAGCACAACCACACGCTCAGACTGAGCAGCCACAACAGGCACCGGCACAACCTGCCCCTGGCCTGAACACGGCAAGCTGGTCTTAGGCATTTGGGGTAGGTAAGTCGGGTGAGCGGTGGCGTCCGACTAATCCTGTGCGCTCTCATTGGCGCATTTAAAAAAAAGGTGAGATGAAGTGCTCCCCCCACGGAAGAATCAGGAGCCAATTTCACCAACCACCGCATTAATTAACATTACAAAAGGAACCGTTATGAAATCTGAAACCAAACAAGAACTGCGCGAACAGATAGAAAACTTGGATAGCAGGATAGTTGAGTTGCAGGAGCAAAATCATCTGCGCCGTCCTAACACAATCGTCCTCACAAACGAGGAGGTTGCACAGATTCTAGACCTGATTGGTAGAGCCAAGAGGGACGTCGGGGATGACATACATGAGCATGAAGTGGCTGGCGACTTGAGCGGTAATGCACAGATTGCTTTGCTCCAATACGAATGTTCGTTGGAGTTGTTGTGCAAAACGATCACGAATCAGTGTGAATCTGAGTTTGCATTCAGAACTGAAACGCAGAAAGTTGAAGTAAAAATTTAGGAGAACAAAGTGAAAGATCTATCAGTGCAAAATGCGATGCTCAAAGCATCAGTGAACGGCTTCTACAGCATGCAGAAGACACGCATTCGGATCGGCAACAATATCGTTGCCAACTTCAAGATAAAGATCGGGCAGGAGCCTGGCAAGCCTGAAGAAACCTTGGATGCAGATGCAAAGATGCTGCTATCTAACCTTCGTGTCAGCTACAAAAAGATCACCGATGGTGTTGCTGGCATGAACCCTCGCAAGTTTAAGGAAGATGGTTTGATCAGTGAGTACAGCGAGTTCTCTTTGGTCAAGCAGTACTTCGATCTGGTCGAGGCTGAAGAGAATGCGCTCAAACAGATTACCTACAGCGTCAAGCAGTTCCCTATATACCGTGCATTCCTAGAGGATGTGAAAGGTGTGGGCCCAACCATGGCTGCGGTGATCATCTCAGGCTTCGATATTCACAAGGCGCAGTATGCGTCCTCTTTGTGGGCGTATGCTGGGCTTGATGTGGTTGGCGACAAAGGCAGGTCTAGGATCAAAGAGCACCTAGTTGATCAGACCTACATCGATGCCGATGGCAAAGAGCAGACCAAGAAAGGTATCTCGTTCAATCCGTTCATGAAGACGAAGCTGATCGGCGTGCTTGGCTCGTCGTTTGTAAAGACCAACGGCAAGTACCGTGAGATCTACGACAACTACAAGCATCGTATTACCCACATGCCTGCTCATGTTGAGAAGACCAAGGGGCACATCAACAACATGGCGATACGCTACACGGTGAAGCGGTTCCTTGTGGACCTGTACACCGCATGGCGCACGCTAGAGGGACTGCCGGTTGCGGATGAGTATTCCAAAGGCAAGCTTGGGATCAATCACAAGGTTGCTTGAGCCACATTTGCGCAGAAAACCATGGACTCAAAGCGAGCCAAGTAATTTTAGAAAACCAGTCGCAGAAAGCGAGCCAGTAGCCTAGAGAAACCCGCACATAGCAAGCGAGCCACATCTGGCTAGAAAACCACAAAACTGAAGCGAGCCATCTAGACAGAAAAAACCAAGCTTACCAAGCGGGTCATTCCAAGGAAGACAGCCAAGTAAAATTAGCGAGCCACTTCGGCTTAGAAAGCCATAAAACCGAAGCGAGCCATAGACGCGAAGAAAACCAGGCTTACGAAGCGAGCCAAAAGTGCACAGAAGACCAACAATGAAAAGCGAGCCAACGTGGAGGAGAAAACCAGCGAAGTTAAGCGAGCCAATATGCTAGAGAAAACCAGAGAACTGAAGCGAGCCAGTGCGGAGGAGAAAACCAGCGAGGTTAAGCGAGCCACTTCGGGCTAGAAAACCACAAAACTGAAGCGAGTCAAAAAAAGCAAGAAAACCATTCATTGGGAGCGAGCCAGAGTCCTCCAGAAAACCAGAACAGACGAGCGAGCTAGAAGGACATAGCAACCCGTCCTTACGAAGCGAGCCAAGGTGGTCAAGAAAACCAAGCGACTGAAGCGAGCCAATAGGGTGAATACCCCCAAAAGGACATAGCGAATCAAACAAACAAGAGTGAAAGTTATGGAAGATGACTTTGAAATGGAAATGGAAGGCGGCAGTGAGGATCACGAGTACGCCATGGACTTGATCAGAAACTTGGTGAAGGTCAGCAAAGAAGAGCTAGACCCACGCATTCTGTTTGAAGTCATGATGGTTTATTCACTGGGTTGGAACTTAGCTCATGGTGATCATGAACTTATGACCAAGCTATTGCCAAATATATTGGAGAGCATCAATGATGGCTCTTACACCGATGTGGCAGAAATCATGGAGGACGAAAGGATATGTCATTAGCAACAGAAGACTCATCTAAGTTCAAAGAACGTAAGCGTGCCGTGCTGCGGTGCATTTATAAATCACCAGAGGACAGTTGGGCCAAAGAATATTGGCGCAACACCTATCGCAAACTCATGGAAGAAAGAAGAAATGGAGCTCAGGTACTATCAGCGCGAAGCCGTTGATGCGGCAGTCCATTGGTTCAACACTCAAGACACGCATCCACTCATCGTTCTACCTACAGGGGCTGGCAAGACTGTTGTCTTTGCCACCCTAATCAAGGAGATCTTTGAGCGAGAGCCCGACTGCAGGATTCTGATCCTAGCTCACCGGCAAGAACTGGTCAGCCAGGCTGAAGACAAACTCAAGAAGGTATGGCCATGTGCGCCGTCAGGCATTCTGGCTGCGGGATTGAACCAATACGAAGTCGATGGGCGCATCGTCATTGCCAGTCGAGATACCCTGGCAACACCAAGCAGGCTTGATACCTCTGGTGATTTTGACTACATCATCGTGGATGAAGCGCACCATGTGGCGCCAGACCCAAACACTCGATATCGCAAGATCTTTGATCACTTTGAGTCCTCCATCTGGAGAACGCCACGCATACTGGGAGTCACCGCTACACCCTATCGCATGGGCCAGGGCTTCATATACGGCCTTGAGGAGCACTTCTTTGCAGGGGTTGCCTACCGTGTGGGTATACCTGAAATGATCCGAGAGGGCTTCCTCTGCCGTCTGTCGGCCTTCAAGGTAAACGATGAGGCTGTAATCGATGCATCAACTGCACGGGTCAAGTTCAAAGGTGGTGACTATCGTGAATCAGACATTGAGAAGCTGGCTATGGAGGATCAAACCATGTTCGCCATCATCGATGACTGGGTTGAGAAGGCGTATACCAAAGGCCGATTAAGTACGGTCTTCTTTTGTGTGACTGTAGCTCATGCCGAAAAGATGTGCCTGTACCTGCGCCAAGCTGGTGTAGAGGCTGAAGTTGTGACCGGCGAGACACCAAAGGCTCGACGCGAAGATGTGCTAGAACGCTTTGAGAATGGTCAGATCAACGCGCTGTGCAACGTGTCTGTCTTGACTGAAGGCTGGGATGCACCACGCACAGACTGCATCGCACTGCTGCGTCCCACCAAGTCGCTTGGCCTGTATGTGCAGATCTGTGGTCGAGGCATGCGAACCTGGGGCGACAAGAAAGACTGCATGCTGCTGGACTATGGCGAGAACATGGATCGGCACGGCTGCATAGACACCGCCCGCCCATCAGTTCCAAGCAAAGAAGACAAAGAGAAAGAGCCTAAGATATGGATATGCGACTCATGCGTGGCGGTCAACGACATAGATCGTGATACATGCATTGAGTGCGGTGCTTTGAAGCCAGTGCTTGCAAAAAAAGAAGATGATTTAGTATTCATCGATGGTTTTTCGCCCGGATATAACGAGCGTGAAGCGGCTTCTACAAGACAGGCTGCAGAAGGTCAGGTGTTATCTGATGAGCTTGAAGACCCAGTAGAAAGGCACGAGCGAATCAAGAACGTAGAGTGGGTTTCAGCTGAGTTAAAAACATCAAAGAATGGCAACGACTATCTCAATGTCATGTTCTCAAGTCCCGGCGACTACTGGCCACAGAGCATGCCGCTGATGATCGGCATGAGAGGCAAGGCTGGCATGATGGCAGAGAAAAAGTGGCGGTCACTGACCAACAACTATTGGTGCCCCAGCACCATCGAGCAGGCTTTGGTTGAAGTCAACCACAACGGAGCCATGCAACACATCAAACAAATCACTGTAAGAAAAGAGGGTAAGTACTGGAATGTCGTTAGCGTCCATTTTTGATCGGATCGATAAACAACTAGCGGAGAAAGAAAACCGCTTTCGTGGCCACCTGGGCTTCAGCGGCATCGGTGATGACGATGAGTACAAACTGTGGATGGGCTTTCGCTGGTGTCTACCGGCAAGCTTTAGCGGCAGGATGCTGCGGCTGTTTGATCTAGGCAACCGCATCGAGGACCAGGTGGTTGAGAACATACGCGATACCGATGTGGTGTCTATCGCCTCGCATGACAAGGACGGCAACCAGTTTCGTGCATCGTTCTTTGGCGGGCACTTCGCAGGCTCTTGTGACGGCCTTCTCAAAGGCATATTCCCGCCGCCTAGTGAAGAGGTCATCTTGCTACTAGAGGTCAAGAGTGCCAACGACAAACGGTTCAAAGAGCTTGTGAAGCTGCAGAGCTACGAAGAATGGAGTGAAACCTATCGATGGCAGATCCATGCCTACATGGGTGCTCTTGGGTTAGGGTTGTGCATGGTTGTGGTGGTCAATAAGAACACCAGTGAGGTTTATGAAGAGATTATCGACTTCAACCCACACGTTTGGGACAAGGCGCAAGCTAGAGCTTGGCGCATCATTACTAGTAACGCACCCGATAAGAACACGCGCATGTCAGAAAAGGACTGGCGCATGAAGAACGAGTCGGAGTTGTATCGCAACATCTACTTTGGTCGCCGCCTGCCTGAGTCGGTCAACTGCAGGAACTGCAAGAACGTGAAGCCACTGACTGAATCAAACGGCGCCGTGTGGTTTTGTAGTCGAAGCAAGAGATCAATACCGCTTGAAGAGCAGAAGCTTGGCTGCAAAGACCACTTGTGGATACCAGAACTTGTGAACGCAAACCATCTGCCAGGCAAAAGCACGGAAGATTCTGTGGCCTATCAGGTTGGGATCATGGAGTTCTACAACTCAACGTCTGAGGTGACGGGTGAGTATCACTACAGCAGCACAGAGATGCGTGAGTTATCTAAGGCAGACTTTGAAGCTGGCTTGATGATGACCGGCGAGAGTGTGAGGCGTGAATTCCCTGGCAGTTATCTTGAGAACGTTGACGAGCGTAAGATGCCGTTCTAGGCCCACTCTCGTGGGTCTTTGACGATCAGTATCTTGAGGCCGGGGTAGAGGGCTTCGACAAGCTTCTTCTTGAGGGTGAATACCTGAGTGATGATGCCCTTGGTGTCCTCTACTACTACCTCGCCATCGCGCTTGTAACGAAAGTCCGCAACGTATGAACAGATCTTTTTGTCTTCACCTTCTACGGTGATCACGCATGGGAAGTCCACCTGAACTTCAAGATCAGTGATCTCACCAGCTTCTTCATGACGCTTGAGTATCTTGTATCGAGCAGCCTCAAGCTTGGAGTCAAACACGATCCCATCGTATTCAACCTTCTTTGCAAAGTACTTGTTCTTCTTCGGGGCTCGTTTGGGAATCACGTTAGCTTCCGCCTAGTAGTTTCTCTTCTTCTTGTTGGCGTAAAAATTGTGCCGCCCTTTGAAACAAACTGAGATCTTGAGGCGCAGATGGTGGCGTAGGCGCTGTGCTAGGCTGTGCAGGCGCTGTTTGAGGCGCAGGCTGTGGTGGTGGTGCAGGTTGAGCAGCAGCCTCTTGTGCGGCTTGTGCTTCGGCTCTAGCTTCTGGCCTGAAAAGTTTGCCTTGAAAGCTCTGCCTGGCTTCAGACATGGCACCAAAGTCGAATGGGTTCGACAGTTTGTCCTCGTTACTCTGCATGGCAAAAGATATTGTTTCTGCGCTCGGAAAGAATGCGTTGAACCTACCGGCCAAAAGAAAATTAATTTGCGGCACCTTGGCCCTTTTTAATGGCCTAACAATCTCAGACGTAGAAAGGCCAAGAGTTTTTGCATCTTCAATCGCCATGTTCAGGTCGCGCAGCGCCTTGAAGCGTTGTTCATTTGCCGTGATGTAAGCCTTCGTAAGATCCTCTGCGTCTGCTTTGCCGCTAGTCTTAGCTATCTGGTTAAAAATACCAGCAGCATCTCTAACTTGTCTTCCAGCTTCATAGCCACGATACATCAACGTAGTTCCAACTCTGGGCTTTATTGATTTTAGTCCGGTCAAGGCTTCAACAAATTCACCTGCAGGGTCAATCCTGATGCCTGATCTCTTCACCACATCCTCTTGATCAATGGCACCTGCAGCCAATCCAAGGGCTTTTGGAAAATCCTTGGCAGTTGCGGTAAATCCGAGAGGTAAATCTGATGTAACTGTGGCCTTTAGCTCAAACGGCAAAGCGCCAGGCGATAAACCTTCAGCGATATGAGCTAACTGCTTGCCCACTTTAACGTCAAACGGATCGTTTTCATTGTAAACAGGACTGCCAAACCGAGTTCTATTTCTTGTGAGGTCTAACATTTTTTCAGTGAGTATCGACTCGCTCAAAAACGGAGAGAAGAACTCTCTTGCGCTTTCACTAGCTGCATCTAAAGCAATTTGATTGAGCTCTTTTTCTGATGTTATGCCATTGTTAACTGCGTTAAAGATAGCTCTGCCAGAACGAGTTAAGTAGTCGTATGGATTCGTGTAAGAGAAGTTATACAGGTCTGTGATGTTTCCATCTTTATCTGTTGCAAGAGGGATCAGCATCGCGTTGCGCTCCCAGTCTTGCGCAAATGAACGTTTGTAAGCGTTCACTTGTTCCATATCGCTTCCAGTTAAGGCAAGACCGCCTGCCAATAGCCCACCATACAGCCCGCCGTCAACAGTCAGAGAGCCAAGTAATCTACGCATGCCGATTGATCTAATTGCAGCAGACTCGTTGCCAAGTTCCTTCATGGCTCTTCCGTACACAGCCCCACTGGTTCTGATAATTTCAGCTGGAAAAGCGATGAAGTTACCAACTGGCAACCTTCTTAGAGCTTGAATCGCTTCAGGGACGCGAGCGTAGTTAGGAACCGTGTCTTTTACGATAGACGCTGCCTCTCGCTTTAGAAACTTTTGAAGATCATCACCTGTTAAATCAGCAACAGACTTGTTGCTTCTTCTCAACATCAAAAGGTTTTCAACATCTGTTACGGGTATGTTACTTGCGCCTTTTTTGAAAGCGTCCATGAGCCTGCCAAGCTCCATCTCGTAGCTATAAATCTTCCAGATATCGTCTGATCCCTGGTAAAGCTTGCCTGCAAAAGTGTTTTGTATGTTTGCAGCCCTTTCGACCAACTCTCTCTTAAAAACCCCTTGCTTTGCACTAAGCGCGTCCTTGAATAGGTTTTCAAACTCACCAATCTTTGCGTTAGTGTTAACAATTCCAAGTTCTATCAGATCATCATAATAAGCGTCGATGTCTCCTTTTTTGATATTTACCTTGTCATCAACTCGATTAACAACTCTTCCTGATCTTTCAATCTTTTTAGCCAGATCATCAGATGCGCTACCCGCAGGCAGATCAACAAGTCGTTGGCCTATCTGACTAAATACTGTTTGAGCGGAGTCAACTAGGTTTTCTGCATTGCCAAAGTTTCCATTCTTCAAGGCGAAGAAAGATGCTGTGGTGGCATTCCTTATCTGAGTGATTGGACTTAGCACCGTCTTTGCTACTTGAGAAAAGCCTTTTGCTGCAAGAAATGTAGCCCAAATCTTGTTGGTATCTGCGCTTAAAAACTGTGTAGGAACATCTTCTATGGCGCGAAGATAGTCTTCTTTAACAAACTTACCAGCTAACGCTCCGTACTTAGCTATAGCTTCCTCAGTTACCTCTGCGTTAAACAAAGCGCCTTCCATGCCAACTCTTTTGTATTGAAGTTGCTCTTCAACAGACAAATTTGAAGGTATCTCGTCAAAGATGAATCTGCCCTGAGGTGGCAATGTTTGATTGTATGCGTTCAAGTTTTCAAAGTACTTTGATTTTGTGATGGTCTTTGTTATCCCATCAATTGTCTCTACAGCCCTTGCTCTAAGACCAAGTCTTTGTTCTTCTACTGAACGTTTCCTGATAACTTCTGTGCCAAACGTTCCATCTGCTCTTTTGACTCTACCAAGCACATCAGCAGCACCAGAATACTCACCTAAGAAGTCTCGCACAGCGGGCAAGCTATCAAGTTGTCTGCCCTTTAATATTTTTCTGTTAATCGCTTTCAGCGTGTCTTCTGAAAACTGATCTTTAGGGGTCATCTTGGCGTTGTTGAAAGAGACTTTGTTTCGCAGTTGAAGCAAAGCTCCTTGAGCCTCTCTGTCGGACATGATTTCGCCCGGATTTTGAGCGTTGTAGATGTTCTTTATCTCGTCAAGTGCTGCGTTCTCTTGAGCAATAGTTGGCTTGTATTCAGAGTTATCTTTGAGGGTTCTATACATCCTGGTTGCATAGAATCCTTTGTTGTCATCAATTGCAGAAGTTATTTCTTTTGACATGCTTTCACTGAGGAATTTGTCTTCTCGGATTGTTTTTGAAAGATTATCTATTTGCTTTCTAAACCCGTCTGCTGCTTGAAATAAACTTAAAGATCGCTCTCCTCCGAACAAAGTTTTGGCACCTTTAAGCTTTTCATCTAAAGCCAAAAGAGCTTGCCTGCCATCCTCTCTCACAGTGGCTCTAGGCATAAATCCCGGCGTTCCCTTGACTCCTATGTCTTCGGCAAACATGTAATTGTTTAGTGAGTTAAGTATTAGTCGCTCATTTGTTTCGTTTAGATCTCCAGTTCTTTTTAGCTGTTTGAGAGCGTTATCAACCTGCTCCATGCTTTGTCTAGCACGTTGATTTTGAGCACTGATTTGTTGTGTTCTTAGTGCTTGTATTTGACGAGATAAAACGTCAGGCATACGGCCTTGAAAGGTTAAATACCTAGTCGCAAGCTTGCTTGCTTTGGCCATGTTTCTCTCTAGAAACGTGGGATCTTCTATGTCTGCCTTAACGCCTACGTTGCTCAAAATGCTGTCAGGGTCTTTGATTGCTTGTGCAGTTCTCTTAACAACATCTGTGCTTGCGACTGCATCAACGCCTTTGCCAAAAACAGGGGCGGCAACTTTGATAGCACGAGGTACTCCAAGCACTATAGTTGCTCCTTCAGCAGCAACCTTCAGCCTGTTACCAAGCTCCGCAGCCGCTCTCTCAGCGCCTTCAAGCTCAGCAGTATCGATCCGCTTGGTGGGTCCACCATCAAAGAAGTCGCCAAGAGTTTCAACGTCAGGAGTGGTTGCTGCAACATCTGCAGCAGCAAAAGCACTAACTTGCCCAGCACGCCCTAGTTTGGCTGCTTTTGCAGCCTTTGCAGCAAAGCCACCAGGCACAGCAAACTGTGTGATGAACTTAGCAACTTCACCTAATGTGGTGGATGTAGTTGGTTTGTATTGACCAAAAAACTCTCTGACCGTTGCGGCTTTGCTTTCATCTGCGTCAGTGGTGTAGTCAATCAACTCTGCCGGGAGTGAAGCTATTCCTTCTGCAGCACCGACAAGACCGGCCCCTATTCCTCGACCAATATCACCAAGCGCAGAAATATCTTCTTCGCCCAGCTGTGCGCCACGTTCAGTAATAGGATTGTCTTTGGCCCAACTAGCTGCAGCGTTTTTTGCAGCTTCAACATCATCAGTAGGAATATCAATGCTTCTTCCATCAGGGAGGCGAACTATCATTTTAACCCTGCCTTTGCTTGAGTTCCTCTTCAGACATTTTAACAGTGCCCTCGCTTGCGTCAGACATTCCTGCTAAAGGTATTCCATATATATTTGCCGCCTCTTGCCTTGCCTCTGAAAGCAACTCTTGTTCTGATCTACCTGTGTTTTCTGGTTCTGATGATTTTTTGGTGAAAAGACTTAAAACAGCGTCTTGATACCTTTCTATCAAATCGCTCTCAGTGTCCTTGCTCAACAACAAATTTAGTAACTCATCAACACTTGCTTCGGGTTTTTCTGCTTTTAACAACTTTAAGTTCTTCATCAACGCAGTTTCGTCATCATCTTCAAGAGATTTTCTTCGAGCTTCAAGCTGTTTGTATTCCTCTTTAGCTAAAACAAAATCGCTCAAAGCGTTACGAGGGACAAACCCTTCTGTTGGCTGTGCAGCTTTTGCTAAAGCATACTGGGTGGCAGGATCAGAGTAAAAATCACGCAGCCTTTCGTTAGCAGCATTAAACATCTCTCTAAATGTTTGCGGCGTTTTTTTATCTGTGCTCTCATCGCCACCAGTATCTTCATCAACTTCGATGCTTAGATCAGTTGGAAAACCCTCTGCTCTTGCTTTCTCTACATCTGAAAGTCTTGATTTAGCATAATCAGTAAGCTCAGGTGCTTCAGGGGGCGTAGGCATCCCTGCTATGAATCCTGTTCCAGCGCCAGTTGCTCCTAGGGCAGCTGCTGTCCTTGGTCCAACCCCTCTTCTAGCCGCAGCCGCCATGCGGCCACCTATGGTTTGAGGAACAACCTCTGCAACATCAGATGCGGCATCAGCAGCTTTAGCGCCAACCGCTGCGACGTTATAAGAAGAGCCTGGCGATAATGAAACTTCCATAATATCACCGGCTTCTTCTGGAGTTAGTTTTTCATCGTCCAAAGCTTTTTGAATATCTTTGGTTACATCTTCGCCTTTTTCCGCTTTCTTAAAGATACGATTGAAGATTGCGCTTACAAACTTGCCAGCAGCGTATCCAGGTACAGAAGCTATGCCTCCAGCTGACATGTTGCGAGCCGCTCTACTACGACCTCCTACTATCTCTGGCGTATCCTCCTGTTTCATCAGAGTTTCTATGCCTTCGGGAGATACGTCAGGAACAGGGGTAGGCATTTCTTGAGCCATCGCCTCCTCTCCCATCATAGCCATGGGAACTCCAGCACCCACTTGAACTTGTAAACCAGTAGCTGCGCGAGAAGATCCGCCACCCAACTTGCCAGGTATCGCTTCTTGAGCCTTAACTACTTTTTGAACTTGCTCAGCTGCTTTGTTTGCACTCACGCCCATTTTTAACAATCTCGCAGCGATTGCAGCAGGAGGAAAAGCCATGAGCCCTATGGTTGCGTAATCAATCGGGTCTTCAGGATCAAAGAAAAAATCTGTGACATCGCGAAGGTTCATGCCAGAACCTTCTTCAGTCTTCTCAAGTGTAAAGAAGTCATCTGATACAAGGTCGCCTTCCGCATACCCACGAATCGGCGCAATACCTGCCATGATGCCTCCACCCTCACGCATCTGTGGTGTTTGGAACATGGGTCTGTTCATGATTTCGTTGTACATCATGCCACCTTGATTCATCGCGTTTGCTTCTGACAGCGCAATCGCTATCGCTTGCTTTGGATTTGTTACCTGTCTACCCGAACCGCCAGACTTAAGAGTTCCTTCCTTGAACTCTCCCATGACCTTGCTGATCTTTTTCTCACGCTTGCTTTTGCTCACGCTCCTCAACTCGTAAACGGCGTTAAGAAGCTAAGAGCTTGAGCGCCTCTAGTAAATGCATTTGGTTGTTGATAAGCGCCTATACCTGATTGTCCTGTTTGAAAACCACTCTTGAATGTAGGCATGAAAGGCTGGCCTTGCCCAAGGACTTGGAACCCTCTTTGCAATCTCATGAATGGCTCGTCCGCTTGTTGTGTTGCAGCTTGATATTGAGCGCCAAATCCTCGATCTTGTATTCCTCGGCCAATTCCACCAAGGTCTGACAGCGTGCCAATCTGGTTTCTCAACATATCAAAGCCTTGTTGCCCTAATCCTGCGATGCCTGTTGCGCCTGCTCGCATACCTTGTTGGCCAGCTTGAAATGCACTCAAGGCATCGCCCATGGCACCACGAGTGAGCCTGTCCATACCACCAGCAGCACCTTGGATACGGGCCATTTGGTCGCCAAATATTCCAGAACCAAGTTGTTGAGCAGACTGAAAGTCTCTGCCCAAGCCTGCGCCTATATCTGCTCGCTGTCCTGCCAGACCACCAATACCTTGTTGAGCCTGCAGTCCAAGGGCGCCACCTTGTTGAGCAAGCCTGCCTGCCAACTCTTGAGTAGATATACCCATTTGAGCAGCGCGTTGAGCGATGTCTGCTTGAGAAGTCAGGCCACTAAGACCAAGCTGTCCACCCTCAAGCGCGCCACGTTGGGCCAACTGTTCTGCACTCAACCCTAGGTTAGCTGCTTGCTGTGCCGCACTGATGCCTGTCTGAGCGCCCGCTTGACCAAGTTGACCTGTAAGCTGAGCAGCTTGCTGCCTGCGTCCTTGAGCTTGCTCAAACGCCTGTTGTGCAGCCTGCTGAGCCTGCTGGAACCCTTGTGATCTTAATTCTGCTCCAGTTCTAGCTTGTTGCTCTAACGTGTTTCTATCTATCTCTGCTTGAGCTATTGCTGCACGAGAGCCACCAAACGCGCCTGCTCCTATGGCTTGGTCGCCAGCAGCTAGTTTTTGTTTTTCACCAAGGCGAGCTATCTCTGCTTGCTGAGCATCAATAACATTTTGAGTGAACGGGTCCATGAAGCGGCTTACGCTTGATGGATCAAACTGCCTCCCTGTTCCCCGTAGTCGATCAATGCCTTGTCTTGCCGTGCCTATGCCCATCCTGCCAGCGCGACCAAGGGCTTGGCCTGCTTGACCAACTTGCCTTCTAGCACGCCTAGTTGCCCCCATGGCACCTGACTGAGCGTCACCAACTTCATCCATTATCCCTGAACTGGCTCGACGCATGCCTCTTTGGCCAACACGAGACTCTCTGCCTGCGCCCATAGAAGCATCCATCATGCCTCTTTGAGCCATAGCGGCCTCTCTGCCCATACCTAGCTCAGCGCTACGAATATCACCAGCAGCACCCATTTGCATAGCTCTGGCGCCTTGATCCATAAACTGCGAACCCATGCGCGGGTCATAAGCACCGATACTTTGTTCATACAGTTGACGAGCGCGAGGGTCTGCAAACATACCTGCAGACCTTGGATCAAAGCCTTGTGAAGCTTGCCGAAACATGTCTTGTGCTTCGGAAAGTTGTTGACCAAAACCACCAAGGCCTTGACTCAAGTTGCGTGCTTGAACTTCTAGTGGCGAAAGACCAGCCACCTGGCGAACTGGTATTGGGATGGGCTGAGTTATCATCCCTGTTTGAGGATTAAGATATAAATCCATCAAGTTTCGTGCAGCAAACTCTGATGCTGGATCAGCAGAGGTGAACTGCATGCTTGGCTGAACTACCGGGACAGACTCATCGTATGTCTTGGTCTTGCTGCCTTTGGCTCCGCCAATTGCTTGAGCGCCTGCGGCTATGAATGGAAGAGCGGCCAAAAGCGGATTAGCTTCTGGTTGTCCTGTTTGAGGATTAGTTGGCAGTCCACCAGTAGGCGATAATTTTCTAAGAGCATCGACTTCTACTGGATTCATGTGAACCAGCATTGAGTCTCCATAACGGCCTTGTTTGGCAAGCTTTTCTGCTTGCTTCTGCATGGGG